AAGCCTGCAAGCGCCTGCAAGCGTTTCGCCTGAGACGTATCTACACCTGTAGGGGTGAACTGTCCGTAGTAATCAATGCGCTTCTGAGCCATTCTTAACCGCCTTCGTTTGTTGGCTTATTTGCGGTAGCACCTAATGACGCCATGGATGCGGCACCACTTAATAACGTACTTGCCGCGCCTATGTAAGATGTGCTTTTTGCCATTCTGCCTTGGCGCTCTAATGACGCCCTTCGTAGGCGCTCTGATAGGTCAATAGTCATTTCACTAAGACCTACTTGCTTTGCGCTTTCCAATGCCAGACTTGCTGGCGTACCTTCCCCGCTAATTCCTGCTGTCGAGAGTGCCGCCGCATTCGCCGCTAGTGCCCGGTTTAGTTCCTGCCGTCGCTGTAGCTCTTGACTCTTAGCCGCAAACTCCTCTTGTTTCGCCTGCTCTTTCATGGCTTGCTCTTGCGCTTTACCAGCTTGAACCTGCCCGTAGGCAGATGTCGCTGTAGCCACGCCAGTTAAGGCAATCGCTGTTATTACCCACATACCCAATCCTCTAATATGTCCTTACCGATCTCATCGGGTTCTGTTTTATCGGTAACGTGAAACCCAATCCATACGCAATCGGTATCAGCACGAATGATTCGCTTAATACCCGGAACTGTCTCGCCCATATATGGCGCAGTAATTGTTTCTTCGCCTTCATGTGTGATTACAGTGCATTGGCCTTTCTGAACAAAAAACATATGCCGCGTTTTGTGCAACGCCCCAACCAAAACAACGCCTTCCGGTATGTGCAATTCCCGAGCATATAGACCGTCAGAAAAATGATGGAACACTTCACACTCAACTTGAGGCATTTGAAGCATCAAGTCCTGCGCTTTGAAGATTCCATCCTGTAGGGCAAGGTTCATCAGTTACCCTCAACTTCGTATTCAATCATCTGTATGTGCATGGGCGTAGGATCAGGACACGTAATTGTCGGCATGATCTCTCTGCTCCATCCGTTAATGTCGTAAACATCCTCTATTATGCCACTTGTAGGGACAATAGACTCGGGGCTTAGTGGTGAATCAGTGCTAGGTCCAAACGCCCGGATAGGTACAGGGATACCATCGATATAAATGCCAGAAGACTCGTGAACACGTACGTTCATGCGTACGATCTTCTTAAGTCGCATCTGGTTTTGACCTGATCCAATGTCCGTGTTCAGTGGCATCGGCTTAATAGTAGGCGTGAACAGCAAGCCAACCTCATAATCACCGGCATACACCTCATCAGTGTCCAAGCTGATCTGGTTAGATGCGCCAACCGTCCTGGCTGGCAGTACATAGCCCTTGTCTTCGACAATAATCTGGACTTGCTCGTTGAATAGGTGATCGACTGCGCCTAGCTGTATCTGCGATGCCGTATCCTTACGCGCACAATCCAGCTTGTAATTGAAGTCCCAGCGCTCAATGTAGATAAGTGTCTGGCCATTTATCTCACGCTCGACGGACATATACAGCTCTTGATCTACAACGCAGACACTCTTGATGTTTCCGTTAGTATTCCAGCCAGTGAAGCCGTTGATGTCCTGACTTCTCAGCGTGTTTAGGATGGTAGCGGAGCCATCACTGTTAACAATGAACAGCCAATTAGCGTCATCACTTGCAGTACCCGCTAGAAGCGCCATATCGACGGGCTGGTTGATTAAATGCGAGGCCAGTACCGACCTATCATCCGTTGTATAAGCGTCTTCGTTAAACGAATACAGGAAGCCTAAGAGGGACTTGCCGTGCCGGTCCACAAACAGGGTCGAGCCATCAACATCTTGGACCTCAAGATTGCTTGCGCCGTGCGATGTCTGCGGCTGAATGTTTATATTGGCCGGAGTGACGGGCTTGCTAGTGATGGCAAACTCCGCACCCGATGTAAATATTTGCAGGTTACGGCCAGGGTACACATCAACGATGTCATTCATCTTGCGAGATGAGATAGTCGCAAAGATCGCCTCGTCGTCATCAGCCTCTTCAATCTCAAAGTCAAAGAAGGAACCCGACTTCGACATAAAGACCGACTGTGGTTTTGACTTAGTGCCGCCAATAACTAATCGACCTTCGTAAAAACACGCGCTTCTAGGCCAGCCACGCGTAGCAGACCAGACATCCTCTTTACGTGGAGAGCCTGTCAGCGTCTTGGTAAATGATATCTCGTGATCGGCAGAGCCTTCCGTTACATACGCAGAAAACAGCTCGAATTCATCGGCAGATTCTCCGGATATGGTGATCGTGTACTGCAATGCCCCGGTTCTTGCGACAGATACACCCGTCTCACCAAAGACCGGCATATCTTGGAGGTTCTTTTGTATGTTAAAGACAGTCGCGGCTTGCTCATCGGGAGTCGAGTCACCCGCAAAGCTGATCGACTTTGACAGTACGCCCTCGATGTCCACCTCAAACCTGTCACCTTTTTTCCATTGCTTCGATCCGGTATGCCCCAACGTCATTACCTGTATCTCACTAACAGGTGTAGGGCTTAGGTCATCGTCGAAGTCATACTGCGGGACATTGACAAAAGGGACGCTATCCAAGAACCAATCGTCATCTGTGCCCAGATTAACAAGGCGCATAGGCTCGAAGTTGCCAAATATCAGCATGACATTCTCAACTTGGGCCACTCTGATGTCTTGAACGTCATCAGCAGACAAGGATGAATACGTTGGCTTGATGTCAGCCGCCAGAATATTGGGGGTTCGGTATGCCCTGATGTTCTCCGAGGTGAACTCGATCAGGTAATGGCGGTCATCCTCAACGCTAAAGTCCACCAGCTTGGGTGCCTGGTAGGTGCCGTTCTCATACCAGAAGTTAACATCCGCCGCAGTCACCGTTGCCGTGCTTAGATCGGATGATCCAACCCTTGCAAGCCGCCAGTATTGACGCTGATAGAACTCGCCAGAGGGCGTCTCAAGAGTAATGCGAATATCTTGTGGTGACGTGCCAATCAGGGGCACATCTTTAACATTAGACCACGTAATCCCATCGGTAGAGTTTTGGATCTTGAACTCATCACTCGTACCCGAAGACAGGCTTATCTGCCGGAGGTCAACAAAGTCACGCCAAACAGGACTGCCAAAGTCATACTCAACAACGGAATACGGGTTAGTCGTACCGATCGCCACAGTCGTCGAGGTAGTGGTCGCATCATTGTTGTCGTTGATAATGGTTGTCGATCCACCATTGGGCATGGTGATGCCTGATCCCTTGTATCGGCTCAGGTTCTCAACCGTCTTGCCAATATACTCAGTGCCAGGCCGACGCTTCATCCCACCTTGCGGGACAATCACAACATTATCGGCAGTCTCTACCGCCTGATAATACTGGTTGATGTCCGTGCGGCCCTTTAGAAGCGGGGATAACTCGCCACTTACAAAGCTAGACTGAATGAATCGAGTCTTAGCCATTAGAACCTCACATTAGTAAACGGATTGCTTCGTATTGTTTGCGTAGGATATTGCTGAGAGTCCGTAAAACGCGCCATACGGGACGCATTTACATAAGCCGCCGCCATCTCACCTCGTGCCGCAGAGCTGTCTCTAATGCTCGCCGCGAAGTCCATAGCCAATGCGTACTCAATCATCTTTGCAAAGTACACGGGCCACTCGTCTTCACTAACATTCGCAATGTAATCAGCGTATAGAGCGTCGGATGAGTTGCTGTAAACCTTGTCGCCGTATATCTGATAGTTGGAATCAGGGGTGACAGTGATCAAAAACAGCAGGTCAGTGGGTAGCTGGTAGATACTGCTCCAGCCATTGGGGTCAACAGGCGTGTCCGTCAAGCGAGATATCTGCGCCTTGCGACGTGCAAAGCCCCAACGATGCTTCGTCAGCTCGTTCTGGACTATGTTGTCGTATAGATTGTTGGCAACTGTCTCGCGCCGTGATCCACCCGTCAGTGAATTAATCGGAGTATCTCCAATCAGAATGAGCGCATTGCTAATTAAGTCGATCTTGCTCGCCATAACTCACCTAGAAATAGGATGGCCCCCGAAGGGGCCGGATAAGACTTAAGCAGTCTTGTCGTACTGGACTTTAACCAAACCACCTTCGTCACGTACAACAGAACCAGCCTTGAGCATACCGTTGGTAAGCCATGCTGTTTTCTCAGGGACGTAGTTGATTTCAGTCTTCATGTCGATACCGATAGCAAGACCAACAGATGGACGCTGGAAGAACCAAGAGTCAACGATGTTAGCCGCTTCAGTCAGACCGCCTTCTGAGCGAGTCTCGATAACGATGAAGTTGAAGCCACACAGAGTGTTTACTTCGCCAGATACGAGCGCCTTGATAGCCTGGTAATCACCAGAAGTTGCCTTCTCGTCATTCAACAGACCGCCAAGACCGCCAGCTTCGATAGCCGCGAACAGCTCAGAGTTAGGTACACCCTGATCACGCAACTCAACCTGAGCCTCGATTACCTTAGCCATGGTCAAGTTAGCACCACCAGCCGCTACAGTAGTAGTGAGCGGAGTAGATGCGTCCATAGCGTCGATAACGAGCTGGTCACAACGACGACCAAGAGCGCCAGCGATAGTGTTCGCCAACTCTTGCTTCTCGTCAAAGTTAACTTCTTGCGCGTCAAAGATGTCTGTGAACTCAGGTGCGTTCCAGTTAGCCAGAGTACAAGTCTTGAACTCGTGACCGACGCCCATCGCTACTACATCAGCGGCGGTTGCCTTCTGGTTCGCTGTGCCTTTGCCCATGCGACGGAATTTGTAGGTATCACCTACGACGTTGTTTCGTACAGTGACAGCGTTCTTGAGCAAGCCCATACCTTGATAGGCGTGCTTCACCATGCTGTCAAATTCGGTTACCGCTACTGCGGAAAGATTCACTGACATGATTCAGTCTCCTCTATGTCAAATATCTCAAAATGATTAAGAGGTTTTGGACTGAGTACCCGATAGCCGGTCAGTCGTTCAACCTAAACTATCGGGCCTTAAAGAAAGGGGTATCCGACGTGCCGATGATACCACAAATAAAATGTTGTTAGCCAACCGTCCTTACATACGGACGATCACCACCAAACTCTCTCATCATGCGCTGAATCTTGCGTTCGTGGTTCTGGTCAACAGAGCGGAGCAACTGTCCACTCTCGTGCTTCTTGAACATCTCAGCCTCAATGTCTTCCCAAGTAAGGCCGCCAGGCTCAACATGACCATCAATCGGCAACTTAGCAGGGGCAGTTGACTTGATCAGCGCCTCAACCAGCTCAATGGCCTCCGCACTGTTTACGCCATAGCGAACACGCTCGTAGGTGTCAGCATCCAAGTTGTTCTTCATAAACTGCTCGACAACCTTAACGCGTTCAACAGCGTTATCGCCTAGCTTCTGAAGCTCCATCTCCATTGAGACTTCTTCGACCGCCTGCTCTTGTGCAGTCAGAATCTCCCATGCGTCATTCAGTGCGGCTTGCGACATATTGGTACGCTCACCAAACGAGACTAGCTCTTGCCACAGCGAATCATCCTGCTCAACACCCTCAACAACGGCGTATCCGTCTTTAGGTGCGCCAGTAAATCCACCAAACTTCTTCTCAAGCTCGGTGTAAGCCTTGGCTTGCTCTGCAACTGATTTGTATTTGTCGGCTTTGTACCACTCGGGTGTATCGCCAACGCCCTTGATCCCATCGCTCAAGAAGTATTCGCCTTCACCTAATGCAGGTTCTGCGGCGTCTACTAATGATGTCAGGGTATCGTTACTTTCTACGGCCTGGTCTTCCATGGTTTATCTCCAAGGTAGGTTGATGACAGCCCTTTTCGGGCTTACTGGTTGATGCTTTAGCATGATGACTTCAAGCCTTCGCTTGCCGTTAATCAGGGCTAGATCATTCACGTCAATCCAATCGACATGGACGCTATCCCTATAACACCGGAATGCTCGAAACTTGTGCAGGTATTCAAACTTGTCGAATCCATATTCCTCGTTTAGGCCATCCAGCCACTTGAGATCAAAGCCAATACCTTCAAGGTAGTCTTTTTGATCGCACACGAGTTCGTATTTGGGCTTCGCTTTGCGCCCACGCTTCTTAGGTTCTTCAGTCATGCTCGTTCCGCTTGTTGTATGTAATGGATAATCATGCGAATTACCCCGGCCTCGCCATTGTGATACGCCGCCTCATACGCGACGTTCTGGCTAGTTAGGGATGTGGAGTTGTCAAACAGGAAGCGACGGGTTAGATCCTCTAAAACCTTCTGCCCATCTTCAGTACCGAAGCACCGATGATAGGCTTTAGTCATTTCTGTGATCTTTTCTTGGGCCTCTGCTCGCTGTCGTTTAGCTTCTGGGCTTGCGCCCTCAATGGTTTCCCAAGTCATTCAGCCTCCATTGGCTGTTGCATCATCTGTGCCTGAGCACCTGCCTGGATGATCTGCTTCTTCTCGATCTCAGAGCGTACCAATTCGGAAGGCATTCCAGTCTTCTCTGCCGCCCATGTGCCGAAGTCTTCAATCTTGTATGCAATTTGCACCTGCTCGGGGCCAGACGTACCCAATACAAACTGCACGGCCTGCTGAACAGCCAATAGATCCTCGCCATCCTGCGCCCGTGCTAGGGGGGAGGTGAACTTAACCTTCACATCACGCCCATCCAGCTCGATAGGGACGATTAACCCGCGACGTGTAAGGATTGCGACGACGCGCTTGAGGATTGGAATGAGTACCTCGGTCTGAAGTCTGCCAAATGCCGACCCGATCCGCTTTGCAAGCTCTCGTGATTCGATAGCGACCTCAGTAGCGGAGCGAACAGGACCAGCAGGATCACGCAGATCGTTGAACAGCGCCAGCTTGATGGCGTTCTGTAGCTCAACAATTTCAAATTGCGCGAGTGCAAGGTTCGATCCTGTATCGAGACGCTGAATAGAAGGGTTGTTGGTGTTGTTCGATCCCACTGGAATCACAACGCCCGGTGCAATGACCATATTGTACGGATTGGTTACGCCGTCGTCAGTAGCCGTATACATCCCCGCCAGGTCAATAGCGGCCTTCTGGAGTACAAACTCTTTCGCCTTGTTCAATGAGCGCACATCAGGAAGCGCCTGCATTGCTGGGCCTCGGCCTCGCACCTCGCCTGCCACCTTCGTATAGCGACCAGTCACCCATGGACTAGACTCACCGAAGTCTTCAGTCCAAGAGAAGCGCTCCTCACCATCTACCCATAAGCATCCGTAGTATCGGTTGCTCTTGGGATCGAAGATAACGCCCTCAGAGACCTTAACCTCAGTGTTTGGCTTGTTCTCAATGATGCTTGCGATCTTGCTTGATGGTTGGAATCCGCGCCACATACGCTCTAACAAGCGAGCCTTTACCTCAAAGCGCCGCCAGTGCGTCTCAACCGTGCCGTATGGACCTTCTTCAAACGCAATGCCCTTCTGCGGGATCGTGTTGAAGCAAATAGGGTTGGTCTCGTCATCCGTTTCCTCGATCTTCATGGTGGCCGTGCCTACCAATAGATCAAGTGCCGCCTCATAGAACTGCGTATGGAAGTTAGAGCGGTTGATGTAATCAAAGACAAGCTCACACTGCTCATCCAGATTGGCCCGAATGTCCTCTTCAGATACATCAAACTGCCCAGATTCGAGCAGTCTTACAATCTCTTCTGTCGGCTGGAAGGTAGCCCAGCGTGACCAGATCGGTGCGATGTTCTCTTGTAGCTTGCTTGCACCCTGTTGGATAGCCGTCAACGCAGTCGAGTCGAAGATTTTATCCATCTTCTTCTGTCCCTTGTCTTCACGCTCGAACAAGTTGCGCTGAGGTAGGAAATATTCATACACATCCTGCAACTGGTCATGCCACATTGCCTGAGTGTTGAATGCCTTGGCTTCTCGTTCCTTGATATCTTGGATCGAGCCTAGATGCTGGGGCAAGCTCATAGCTTTTACCTATGGAAGTTGGGGCATAGTGCCAGGGTAAGTGCCGGGACGACCGCCGCCACGACGTGGAGCTGATGGAGATACGCCACCACCGCCTCCAAGGAAAGTGCGCGCTGGAGTAGCCCGACCGCCACCAGTTGCCGCCGCTTGACGACTGCGAGGTACGCCACCCAATAGTGACTTAGTGCCTAGCTTGCCGCGAGCCATGGCCTTAAAGCGCTCTTCCTGCTCTCGGATCTCTTCATCCAATGCCGCCGATTGACGACGCTCAACAGCGATTTGCTGTGCTGTGGGCTTAGGTGC